GACCTACACGGCTTTCAAGGGCCGCGGCTATTTCCTGAACGCCACCGCGCGATCCATCGAGGGCCTTGTCGGCCTCTTGTTCCGCAAGGCACCCCAGGCGCAATATCCCGACGCGCTGGCGGTCTATGCCGAGGACTTGACCCGCACGGGCCAGAGCGCGGCGAAGATGGCAGAGCAGATCGCCGAGGAGATCCTCACGGCTGGCTGTGTCGGCGTTCTGATCGACCACCCGGAGACGGTCGAGGGTGACACCGTGGCGGCACGCGAAGCGCAGGGCGTTCGCCCCTATGCGCGCCTGTATGCGGCGGAAAGCATTCTGGGCTGGAAAGAGACGACCATCGGCGCCGAGCGCGTGATCAGTCAAGTCCGGCTGAAAGAGGCGGTCGAGCTCGATGACGATGCAGACGAGTTCAAAACCCAGAAGGTCGAGCGCGTGCGTGTGCTGGATCTTGAGAATGGGGCTTATCGCGTCCGCGTCTTTGAGAAGGTGAGAAACAAGGGCGGGGACATTGACTGGGTGCAGCTTGAAGCGGATCGCTTTCCGCAGATCGCCGGCCAGCGCCTGAACCGCATCCCGTTTCGCTTCGTCACACAGCGCGGGGCCGAGGCTGTCATGCCCAAGCCGCCGCTCCTCGACCTGGCGGATGTGAATTGCGCGCACTTCAATGACTCTTGCCTTTACCAGTGGGGCATCATGTGGACGGCGAACCCGACCCCGTGTTTCGTCAATCTGGACTTGAGCGAAGGCGAAAAGGTCGCGCTTGGATCCTCCGGCGGGCTGAGTTTCCGCGAGGGCGGAAGCGCGTTCTTCCTTGAGTTTGGCGGGCAGGGCCTCGGCACGATCCGTCAGGCGATGGAAGACAAGCGCCGGGACATGGCCGTCATGGGTGCCCGCATGCTGATGGAAGACCGCCGGCAGGTTGAAGCGGCTGAGACAGCCCAGATCCACCGCGCGGGTGAAAACAGCATCCTTGCGGCCATCTCGTTCTCGATTTCCGAGGCGATGGAATGGGCGCTTGATCTGGTGGGCCGCTGGGCGGGTATCTCGTCCGGCTCGATCACGTTCTCGGTGAATAAGGATTTCATGCCGGCCGCGCTGGACGGTCAAACCCTGACGGCCCTTATGCAGGCTTGGCAGGGCGGCGGGCTTTCCTCGCGCGATTTGTTCGACTGCCTGCAGCGTGGCGAGCTGATCCGCGAAGACAAGACATATGAGGACCACGAGGAGGAGTTGGACAGCGAGCCGGTAAGGGTGCCGGACGTTGCCCAGCTGATGGCCAATGACGCCAGCCGAGGAGCTTAGAGACCTCACCATCTCGCACCAGATCGGGCTTTTGCGCCTGTCGAATGCGACGGTGAGGAAAATGCTGGGCTTGCTGGCTCGAACCGAGGCTGACATCGTGCGCCAGCTTCGACTGGTGGACCCTGACAGCCGGGTCGGGCAACGGCTCGACCGGCAATTGGCTGTCGTCTCGCGGATGTATCGGGAAGCCTATGACGAGCTGACCGGCGTTCTGGTCGCGGACATGGACGATCTCGCGGTCTATGAGGCGCAGTTTACGGCCCGGCAGTTTCGCAATACGGTCGGCGTAGCGTTCGACGTACCGACCCGCCCTGTCGTGATTGCCGCGGTTAATTCCCGGCCCTTCCAGGGGCGTTTCTTGCGCGAATGGATGGCGGGCATAGGCGAAGATCAAGGCCGGCGCGTTCGGGACGCGGTGCGCATGGGGTTTGTGGAGGGCGAGAGCCTTTCCCAGATCGTGGCGCGGATTCGCGGGACGCGGGCGGCGGGCTTCAAGGATGGCATTCTCGAGATCGGGCGCCGGTCAACCGAGCGCATCGTGCGAACGGCTGTCACGCATACGGCGGCACGGGCGCGTGAGGCGGCTTTTGCCTCGTCCGGCGATCTGGTCCGGGGCGTGCAGTGGACATCTGTCCTCGACGGCCGCACCTCGCTTGTGTGCGCTGGACGCGATGGCAAAGAGTACCCAATGAACGAGGGGCCACGGCCTCCCGCGCATCCTAATTGCCGCTCGCAGATCACGGCGGTTCTGGACGGCTTCCCGGCCCCGGAGCGCACCACCTATGAGGAATGGCTGAAACGCCAGCCGAAAGACTTTCAGGACGAAGTGCTCGGGCCGACCCGGGCAAAGGCGTGGCGCTCAGGCGAGATCCCGCTGGGCCGCTTTGTCGATCGCAAGGGCCGTGCCTGGTCGCTTGATGAATTGCGCCGCCGCGAGGGGCTTGATATTTAGGGGCATGGCTGATTTGCCGCCCCGCCTTCGCGTCGTGAAGAATGAAGAGCCGGCGACCCCTACGGGTCACGGGCTGCTGACCTGCAATGTGTGCCGGGTAGATACCGGCGTTGCGGGGACCAGCTTTATCGAAATCAAGCGCATGCCGCTGCTCAAGGGCTCCCGCGTTGTGGGTGGCCAGAAGGGCCTTGCATGCCTCGATTGCCTCTCACGGGGCAAGGTGACGCTACTGTGAGCGCGCCGACCTAGCGCCGGGCGATGCCGGGCAGAGTGAAGCGAGCGGCCTAGGGCCGCTTTTTTTATGGCGAGGCCATCCCAAAATGACCGATCAACCGAACGACGCCGGCACCGGCGGCGATGACGATGCTGTGGCCAAAGCTACGGCGGGCTTGAAAGCCAAGAATGACGAGCTGCTGGGCAAGCTCAAGGCGCAGAAGGATGAGCTTTCCGCGCTCAAATCCCAGTTTGACGAGATCCAGGCCGCGCGGGAAGCCGCTGAGGCTGAGAAGGCCGAGAAAGAGGGCGACATCGCCAAGCTGCGAGAGCAGATGGAAGCGCGCCACAAGAAGGAATTGGAGAAGCTGGCCGCTTCTCTGGAGGCCGAGAAGGGCGTGAATCACAAACTTCTGGTCGAAAACGGTTTGAGCGCCGCGCTCACGAAAGCGGGCGTGAAGCCGGAATACATGGATGCAGCCAAGGCTCTGCTGCAGACGCAATCAAAAATCGAGCTTTCCGACTTCGACGGCCAGCGCGCCGCCGTGGTCGATGGAAAACCCCTGGCCGAGTTCGTCACCGGATGGGCGCAGGGCGACACGGGCAAGCACTTTGTTGCGGCCCCTGCAAATTCCGGTGGCAACGCCCAAGGGGCGCTTGGGGCTGATGGCTCCGGCAAGACGATCACCCGCACCGCGTTCGATGGCCTCGGCCATGCCGAGCGCGCCGCCAAGGTGAAGGACGGCTTCAAAGTCGTCGACGAAGCCTGACCCGGCAAGGCCGGTCGCCAGCTTCTCATCCTCCTACGCCATCAGCTTGAAAGGCAATTATCATGGCAAACGTTCTCACCAACCTGGCGGCCGACATTTACAAGGCCGCCGATGTCGTCGGCCGCGAATTGGTCGGCTTCATTCCCGCCGCAACCATCAACGCGGACGGCTCCGAGCAAGCCGCGCTGAATGATACGGTTCGCTCGCACGCCACCCGCGCCGCGACGATCAACAATGTCGCTCCGTCGATGACCATCCCGGAAGGCGATGACCAGACGGTCGATAACAAGACCCTGACCCTGGACACGGCCAAGGCCGCTGAGATCCCGTGGACCGGCGAAGACATCCGCCACGTCAACAACGGCTCGGGCTATGAGACCATATACGGCGACCAGATCGCCCAGGCGATGCGCGCTCTTTCCAACCTGATCGAGGCTGACCTCGCCACCGAAGCCTATCAGAACGCCTCGCGCGCTGTCGGCACCGCTGGCACCACGCCGTTCGCGTCCAACTTCAACACGGTCGCCGAAGTTCGCCAGATTCTGGCCGACAACGGTTGCCCGATGAATGACCGGCAGATCTCGCTGGTTATGGACACGTCCGCTTCGACCAAGCTGCGCAATCTCGCCCAGCTCCAGAAGGCGAACGAGGCCGGCTCGGACAACCTGCTGCGCCAAGGCGTTCTGCTCGACCTGCAGGGTCTGGCCATGCGTGAATCCGCGCAGGTCCAGTCGCACACCATCGGCACGGGTGCCTCCTACCTGATCGACCTGACCGCTGGCTACTCGGCCGGCGACAAGACGATCCACGTTGACACCGGCACCGGCACGTTCGTTGCGGGTGACATCATCACGGTTGCCGACGATCCGTTCGGCGGCAAGTACGTGATCGGCACCGGCTTTGCGGGTGATGGCGACGGCGACGTGGTTCTGAATGCGGCTCTGATCAAGGATGCTGCGTTCGTGAACAACAAGGCCGTGACCATCGGCGCTGCCTACACGGGCAACGTTGCCTTCCACCGCTCGGCCCTTGAGCTCGCGATGCGCGCTCCGGCCAACCCGGTCGGCGGTGACGCGGCTGTCGACATGATGGTTGTCCAGGATCCGCACTCGGGCCTGGTCTTCGAGGTGTCCGTCTACAAGGGCTACAAGAAGTCCATGATCTCGGTCGGCGCCGTGTGGGGCACCAAAGCCTGGAAGCCGGAACACATCGGCCTCCTGCTCGGCTAACCCATGTGTGAACGCGGGGGCGGGTTTCGGCTCGCCCCCGTTTCTATGAGGTCTCCATTATGTCCCTGATCACCGAAGACGGCACCGGCCTTGCGTCGGCTGAATCCTATCTGTCCGTCGCGGACGCGGACACCTATTGGGCAAACCGGGCCGACACGACCTGGGATGCGGCGACAGACCCGGCCAAGGAAGCGGCCCTTCGCAAGGCAACCGAATATCTCGACGCGACCTTTCGCTGGGTCGGGGTGATCTCCTCCACCTCGCAGGCGCTGGGCTGGCCTCGGTCTGGTGCCTATGACCACGAGGACCGGCAGCTCGATAACCGGGTTCCCAGCCTGCTGGCCAATGCGACCGCAGAGCTTGCCCGCGAGGCGCTTTCCGCTGAGCTGCTTGTGACGGTCTCACGCAATGACCGCGCCAGCCGGGTTAAGGCCGGCTCTGTCGAAGTCGAGTTCGAGCCGGGCGTTTCGGTGCAGAAGGCATTCGACCGCGCCGAACGCATGCTAACCCCGATTGTTACCGGCCGCGTTGGCTCCTCGACGATTGCGCTGGTGAAGTCCTGATGGCGCTGCTCGATGAAATCGCCGGGCTTGTCTACAGCGCCGCCAATGGCGTCGGCGGCACGACTTGGGACATCACCCTCAAGAAGCGCGGGACGGCCACTGTGGACGCCTATGGCGGCTATACGCAGGCCACCACGGACACGACCGGCCGCGGCTTCATTGAAGACTACACGGCCACCGCCCGGCAGATGGGCGGCATTCCGATCACTGACCGGAAGATCACGCTTTTCGCCGCGTCTTTGTCGGCTGACCCAGCGGTCGGCGACACCGTGACCGCAGAAGGCACTGACTACGAAATCATCACGGTGCAGCGCGACCCCGCCGCTGCGACTTGGGTCTGTCAGGCCCGCTAATTCAAGGACTATCGCTTATGGCCATCACGTCCAGCTTCTCGAACCTGGCGACCGTCACCCGTGCGTCGAAAAAAACTGACGCTGGTGGCTGGGATTTCACCAGCGGCGGCACGGTCGGCACGCTCACAGAATACGCTTCTGGCGTTGCAGCAATTCACCCCACGGCTGGGCTGCTGGTCGAGGAAAGTAGCACCAACGAAATCCGCAACCCACGCTTTGAAGGGGCGACTGTTGGTGTGATCGGGTCCGGCGGTGTCCTGCCCTCATATATGGCCGTCACTGGTGGTGGCGTGGCCGTTGAAGTCATTTCGATAGGCAGCGCCTACATGGATTTAAGGCTCTCTGGGACGGCCACCGGCAACCAAATTATCACATTCGAAGCCATATCCGTTGTGGCTGCGAACGCCTCTGAAACGTGGACAGCCTCGCTCGGCGTGCAAATCCTCGCGGGCTCATTAACCAATATTTCGGCTGCGGCGTTGAGCATGCGCCAAGTCGGGGCAGCAAACACATTTCCGCAGACAGGCATCAAAAGTCTGCTCGATGCCTCCATGCGGCGTTTCTTCCACACTCAGACCACCGAAGCCGGAACAACAAACGTCACGATGTCACTAGTTAACTACGCATCAGGCGCAATCGATGTGACTTACAGACTGTTTGCACCTCAGCTCGAAGAGAAAGCCTACCCCACAAGCCCGATCTTGCCGACTGTTGGTAGCCCCGCCGCCAGCACGCGCGCCGCTGATTCCGTTGCTGTCGCCAATGGCTCCTGGTCAAACGATGATGGCGCCGGAACTATCTTTGCCGAGTTTGCGTTCACCTATGACGGCCAGGCTTCCAATTTTCCTCGCGTGCTCGGATACGGGGCGGACAGCTCAAACCGAGTTGACGTTTATCGCAACCAGGCTACGGAGTCGCTTTTCGCGCTTTTGTCTGACGGTGGCGCCACGCAGGCATCTATTACCACTGGCACGGCGCCAGCGGCCACAACAAAAAAAGTTGCTGTCGCCTGGGCCGCTGATGATGTGGCCTTTTCTGTTTCTGGCGGGACACAACAGACAGATTCGAGCGCGACAATCGGTTTCGGTGCCGCCGTTTTGCGGCTTGGTGCGGGCGCTGGAAATACGAACGCGTCCGCTGGGGTCTACATCAAAGACCTGCGATATTTTCCGCGCCGCTTGAGCAATGCCGAACTAGAAGCACTGGTGGGAAATTGATTATGAGCGGGTATTTCTACGCATTCGAAGACGCCGCGACCTGCGGGCAGGAGATGCCGGAGGTCTGGACAGTAGACGGTGACGGCGAGCCGGTTCTGATTGGCGGGGCGGTCATTCGTTCCACGCGCGGAGTGTGGCTTTCCTTGCCCGTTATGTCGGAGCCAGACGAAAACGGCGACTGCACCCTGACGACACCGGGAACGCGCTCCGCTCCGTTCGTGGTCCTGTCTCCGGTCGAATATCCTGACGCTGCAGACTTCCTCATCACGCCAGAGGGCGAGCAAGGGTTCATGTAATGGTCGGCGCGCGCATCACGGGCGTTGCTGACGTGCAAGTCGAGATGCAGAAAATCGGCCAGCGTTTCCAGCGCAATGTCATTCGCGAGGCTTCGCACGTCGCGGCGCTCGATCTTGAGCGCCATATCGTCACCTCGCTCAATCAAGGACCGGCCACCGGCAAGACGCGCGCCAATGGCAAGTCGCGCGCTTCCGCGCCCGGCGAATACCCGATGACGGACATGGGCATTCTTGCCTCGTCCATCTCGACTGATCGCCGCAACAATGGCGCGGACGTGGTGGCGCGCGCGCCCTATGCCGAACGCCTTGAGTTCAAAGACCCGGCGCGCGGCGGGCGTCCCTTTATGCGGCGTGGGCTGCAAGAGAACGAAAACCGGATTTATCAGATCGTCCTCTGGGCGGCTCGCCGGATTTTGCAAAGGCCTTAGCCATGCTCTCAGGACTGCCACTACTGGAAACCGTCAGGGCTGCTCTGACGGGCGACGGCCTGCTGGCTGGATTCATGGGCGGGACGGCGAACGTATTCGCTCTGGACGCGCCGGATAATCAAGCCCTGCCATACATCACGCTCTCATTCGTCAGCGCGACGGATTGGAGTTCTGGCAGCTTCGACGGTGATGAGATCCAGTTTCAGGTCTCCGCTCATTTCGAGCGCGGCAAGTCTGGTTCCGCAACTGGCGCGGTGGACGTTTCCAAAGCCATCGAGCGCATTCGTGACGTGCTTACTCATCGCGACGGCTTCGACCTCAATGCCAGCCCGGCGGAAGGTGAAACCGTTGCCCTCGATTTTCTGACAGGCCCGATGCGGGTCGCGCCGGCCGCCGACAAGCGGCTGGTGTCCTGTCGCTATGTCTCGGCCGCCATCATTCCTGGGCTGAATGATGATCCGGCGGGCGGTGTCGCGTCCGGTGTGGCGCGGGGCCAATCCATCAGCGGTGTCGTGACGTTCCGCGCTCTCATCAGCCCTTCCAACTAGGAGCTTAAATCATGGCCGCTCAAAAAGGTCTCGCCTATCTTCTCAAGATCGACATCTCGTCGACTTTCACCACCATCGCCGGCATGCGCTCGCTGGAAATGCGGATGAACCGCACCCCGGTCGATGTCACCAATGCCGACAGCTCTGGCTTTGCCCGTGAGCTGCTTTCGACCGCCGGCAAAAAGACGCTGGACGTGTCCTTCTCCGGCATCTTCACCGATGCCGCCGCCGATGCCGCGCTGCAGACGGATTTTGAAGCCGGCACGCTTCGCGACTTCCAGATCCTCATTCCCGATTTTGGCACTTATGAGGGCGGCTTCATCATCACCGACCTCTCGCATAATGGCGCCTATGAGGGCGGCGGCGAGTTCTCGATCTCGCTGCAGTCCGGTGACGCCTGGGCCTTCACGGCGGCATAGGGGAAGTAGATGGCCAATAAGGCACGCGGCGAAGTGCGGGTCGAAGTCGGCGGCGAGGCGTTTGTCTTCGTCGCCAACCTCGGCGCGCTCGCAGACATCGAGGACGCGCTCGACAAGCCCTTTCCTGAAATCGCGGCCGGCATGCAGTCCGGTTCGGTTTCCGTGCGGGTGCTGCTCGCATGCGCTGAGGCGTTCGCTAAGGCGGGCGGGGCATCCGATCTTTCCGCCCTGCGCAATTGCAATGACTTGGCCGGGCTCGCCTCGGCGGTCGGGGCTTGTGTCTCGGCTGCATTTGCGGGCGAGGGCAAGTCGGGAAACGGCGACGGGGCGAAGACCTAGCCGAGATCCCGTGGCGCGGCTGGATCGCGCTAGGGATTGGCAAAATGGGACTTCGCCCGGCTGATTTCTGGGCCATGAGCGTCTTGGAGTGGACCGTGGCGGCTGAGGGCTTTGCCGAGTTCCACGGGGCCGGAAAGCCCGACCTCCCCACGATGGAAGAAATCGAAGCGGCCATTGCATGGGATGAGTCGCGACAGAAGGGTTAAGCAATGGTCAGCGCGGGCGAAGTCAAAGTCCACATTACCGGCGATATGCGTGACCTTGATGTCGCGCTTCGTCAGGCCCAAGGCGCAACCAGCCGGGCGGCCAATCGCATGCGGGCCAGCTTCGCATCCCTCGGTCGAGGTGTCGCTAACGTCGGTGCCCTCATCGCTGCTGCAATTGCGGCTGGTGTCTCCATGTCCGTTCGCGAGGCGGCGGGCGCTGAGGAAATCCGCTCGAAGTTCAATGCGGTTTTCCGTGGTAGCGCGGACGATGTGCGGGACTGGGCTGAGACGACCGCCGACGCGCTTC